TAGCCTCATTTGCGTACTGAGTGACACCATGGTCCTCAGCAACGCCGCTGACACCAATTCCCGCAACAAGGTCTGAGCATTGCTCAGTATCTCCAACTAAATTAACATCTTGTCTGGTTGTAGCAAGTCAAAATACGACTTAGGAATGACTCAGTTCCTAAGAAGTTGTCTTACCTTCTCTGGCTTTAAGGTGCGCCTGAGTAGTAAGGTAAAAACCAACACCTTTCGAAGAACACCCTGTCCCAAGTATAGGTTAAGAACGAAGACGTGATTTAACCCCCATACATGGCGTATTTGTGAACTTCTCAGAAACCAGGACTATCGCGTTCTGCGGTGAATGCAAAATAAGCCCGGTGGTCGGAAACATCCAAAAGAGGCACATAACTGTACCGCTTAAGGTAAGGCATGAGCAAACTCACGCCCTTGAGAAACACCTCCTTGCCATGGAGCGATAACTCACACAAGTTGTTCTCAGCCATGCCGCAGAGAGTTTCTCTTGTGTACTTGTAATCGCCTTTGTTAACCCAATACATGTTACACAAGCATGATTGCAACCGGATTGGGCCAACAATCTTGCCATCGACTCGTTTAAACTTGCGTTGCAGGAAAATGACGTCGTCAATACCGACATACGGCTTTAGCTCCTCACCTTTGCGGCCTGCAGTGTAAGTCATGCGAAAGTCTTCGGCAAGAACTTTAGCGACGGTGACCTGGTTGAATCTGTCAATGACCGAGTCACTGGCACAACACAGGTTATCATCTCCTTGGGTGGCTGCAGAGCAATTGTCCCAAAAGTCATATGTCCCAGTAAGTTTGACATAAGCATACACGAGGCAGCTCATGGACACCATGGAGTTAATAAACCCCGTGAGGAAATGCCCACTGGGCAACGACTTCTGCCACTCAACAACATGAGTGGACAGCGCACCTTCACCGACGACGTGGCGGCTCTTAACAAGGTCAAGAAACAAAATGGTTCTGACCTTGTTATCCTCCTCAGAGGCGCCACGATAATGGTACCATGAATTAATAAACTGGAGGCAAGCCCATAACATCTGTGGTTGTTCAGAAGAGTCGAAACCCTTAAAGTCGCCGTCCCAGACCTTGTTTCCGGGACGCAAGATAAAATTATGAAGCCACTCCCAATCCGCATAAGGATTGATAC